ACTTGTCCGCGCGCGGGGCCGAGCGCGCCGTCGATGACAGGCCGCTGCTCTGGCTACCGGAGTGGACCGACAGCTTCGAGGATCGCATCCGGCGTACCGAGCGGCACTGGCTGTGGACGGGCTACATCGATCCGCGAGATGGCTACGGCAGGTTCAAGCCTGCCCACGCCATCGGCTCGATGCTGGCGCACAGGGTTGCGTATGCGCGCTGGGTCGGTCCGATCCCCGATGATCGGCCCGTGATCGACCACCTCGGCCACCCGTGGCAGCTACGCCGCTGCGTGCGGCCCGAGTGTCTGGAGGCCATCACTCACGCCGAGAACATACGCCGGGGCAATAGCCCATCAGGCGTCAACGCCAGGCGTACGCACTGCCCACGCTGCGGCAGCGAGTACAACGAGGTCAATACCATGTACCGGCCCAACGGCGAGCGCCGCTGCCGCATCTGCCTCCGTGAAGAGAAGCGGCGCTATCGGGCTAGGCAGAAGGTTCAGGCGGCACCACCCACAGATGGCCCTGCTGCTGATGGGGCACAAGCCTGACGACCTGCTCCCAACTGTTATCGGCTGGGTACCGGTACTGCTCAGTGTTGTGCACCCCGAGCATGTCCAGAGCCTGCAGCACAACGATGCCCTTGAAGTTGTGGTTGTGCCCGCGTAGCCGAGTGATGACCTCACCAAAGCGCAGGTAGTACGTACCGCCCGACAGCCAGCCGACGGTCGACACATCCCCCGAGCTAGCTGGCATCGCTCTGTCGGTCATGTACCTGATCATCTTCAGCACGACCTCAGCGGCCTGCCCTGCCTCGGTCGACGCGCGCGGGCCTCGGGTCACCTCCTCGGTCATGTCCATGACTGCCTGGCCAAAGCCTACGAAGCTGTGCCCGCGCTGACTGGGCATGAACGTGGGTATCCAGTGGATCTGCGTCGCCACGCTCTTGGCGAACGCCCGGTCGTCGAACAGATCCAGTTCGGTCACGACCACATGCTCTACGCGGACAGGGGCGTTGGGGTCGGTCGGGTTGGGGATGTGGATCTCCAGTGTGTACAGGCTCTCGCGCGGCCCCAGGTCTTTGCGAGTGACGTGCTCTACCTTGAAGTTACCCCCAGACGCGGACCGGGCAGCCTGTAGGCCCCTGTCCACCTCAATTCTAGCCTGGTCGTACGTGTACTTGAGCCAGCCGTAGCCGTGGTTGGGCCGATCCTTATTGCGGTAGATCACCCCACCCAGCGGGGCACAGGCAAAGATGCGCTCCGCGTGCTGTGCGTCGACCCCCTTGCGGATCAACTCGCAGATCACCCCGAAGTAGATCTCGCTGTCGCTGGGCGCGTCGGTCCAGTTGCGTGATCCAGGGAAGTTACTCCCCGGGATCATGAGTGTGTCGAGGATCTTCTTCTTCAGGTTGAGTGCGCGGATGCTTTCGAGTGTGTCTTTCTTCTCGATGTCGTCGAGCACAAGGATGGCTTTGTCGTTGGACTGCATCCACTTGCCACCCTCGGTGGGGTTCTCGCTGAGGTATGCGTCCCCGATGGCGCGCAGGAATGCCTGTCCGTCCTCGACGTCGGGCAGGTGATTGAAGTCGCCCGTCACCTCCTTGTATTCCTTGCCCGTGTCGGGGTGGAGCGAGGGCGGGACCACCATATAGCTGGGGCCCGCGTTACCTCGTCCGTCGCCACGGATGTCACCGGCGTGGTTGCTGCGGTTGGTCAGGTACCACACCCCGCTGAGGACCTTGGTCTTCGAGCGGAACCAGATGTGCGCCTTGCCCGAGCCGCTCCTGACGATGCACGCGCCACGGAAGACTGGGCGCGTGGGATCGTCCAGCACCCAGCGGGCCATGGTCATGTCGTCGACGTCGCCGCAGTAGATACGGTCTGAGACCAGCCCGCAGATCAGGCCCCAGTTCTCCGCGCCGTGCTCGATCCAACCCGCCACCTCCTGAGCGTTGGCGCGGCGCTGCTGGAACTGGGTCCACGTCTTGTCGGGCAGCAGTCCGAAGTGCGGATTCTTGGCCCGACGCTGCAGCGGGATGATGCTGGCCCCCGCAGCCAGGTACCGGTACGCTATGTGCTCTTGCATATCCGGGGCTTGCATGGCTGGTTACGCTGTAGTGGCGGCCTCCTCGGGGCTGTCCGTCGCCTCGGGGGCCGTCTCATTAGCCGGTGAACCGGAATCCGTCCGATGCTTGCCGAGGTCTGGGTGTAGCTTTTTGTACGCGTCCAGATCGGTGATGCGGAACATCAGCACTCGGCTGCGCTCACCGAGTAGAAAGCCGGGTATGCCAACGCCACCATCATCGTAGATTGACTTGAGCCGATACACATACTCTCGGCTTACGTTCAGATAGTCTGCCGCTTCCTGAGCGGGCAGCCAGCCCTGGAAATTGACACGGCTGGGATTGGCTACAGCTACATCAGTTGTCATGCGTTCCTCGGTGTTGGAGTGATTCGACGACTTGACATTCGTCGGTGGCCCAGTGTACAGTCGACCCCACCAAATCTGCAACAACGACCATGGACGTGGTCAGGTTGTAGAAGCGGAATCTCTAGAAGGGAGCACACCCCTGTTTATGTCGGACATGCAATTCTTCCCCTACCAGAAGGAGGGGATCGTTCGAGCGTATCACGCCATGCGCGACGAACAAGCCCGTGGGGGTTTCTACCTGCAGTGGAAGCCTGGCATGGGCAAGAGCCTGGGAGCCATCTCGCTCCATCGCGTGCTCAAGAGCCAGCGCACCGTCATCGTCTGCCCAGTGGTAGCGCAAGGCGTGTGGCGGCGCGAGTTCGCCAAGTGGCTGCCTGAGATCGAGGTCGGCAGCGAGATCACAGCTACGACACAGGTGGTCATCATCACCTACGACAAGCTGAAGGATCCCAAGGCCAGCAACGGCCTGCGCCAGCGCACCACGGGCCGAGATCGCCTGCACAGGTTGCTGACGTGGCAGCCCGAGCTACTCATCCTCGACGAGGCCCAGTACGTCAAGAGCCCCAGCGCGGCCCGCACCCGAGCCGTGTGGAAGCTGGCGGGCGGCTGCCAGTGGAAGCTGTTGCTGTCCGGTACGCCAGCCCACAGCCCGCTGGACTGGTGGGCGCAGTTCCGCGTGGTCGCCCCGCACGAGGCGGTGTTCATGCAGAACTTCCGCGACTTCAAGGCCAACACCGTGGTGTTGCAGCAGGGCCCCAACGGGGCGTACCCGCTGCGGGGTCGGGGCGGACAGCTACTGACCCAGAAGGATGGCTACGAGAAGCTCATCAACGCCATGGCTCCGTACGTCCACGCCGTGCCCAAGAGCGTGCTGAACCTGCCCGAGCCCATCGTCACCGAGGTGCCGATCACGCTCTCGGCTGCCGAGCGCAAGGCCTACACGCAGATGGAGACGATGCTGCGCGTCGAGCTAACCGACGTCGACGGCAACCTGACCGAGGCCAACGCCACCATCGTGCTGACCAAGATCCTGCGGCTGACGCAGATCGCGGCGGGCCACGTCACGCTGGAGACGGGCGAGCCCCACGACGTGGGCAGCAGCAAGCTCAACGGCTGCCTTGAGCTACTGGCCGAGCGCGAGGACGAGAAGGTCGTCGTCGCCTGCAGGTTCAGGCGGGACATCGCTCGCCTGGCCGACAAGCTGCGCGAGAGCGGTCGCCCGTTCCGCGTCATCGACGGCTCCGTCTCGGGAGCCAAGCGCACCGAAGCTGAGGACTGGTTCCAGCAGGGCCAGCACAGTGGGGTGATGATCCTGCAGTATCAGGCCGGTGGAGTAGCCATCACTCTGACGGCAGCCAGCACGATCATCATGTACACCCTGACCCCCAGCGTGATCCAGTGGGAGCAAACGCTCAGTCGGGTACACCGGATCGGCACGACAACCAATGTGCAGGTGCTGTACCTGATCGCTGCACAGACCCAGGACGAGATTATGCTAGCTGCCTTGAGGAGGGGAGCATCCATGGTAGACATGGCCCGGTTACTACTGAAGTACCTGAACCGCATCGATGGGGCGAACGATATCCCCGAGGTCGCATCGGAGGAGGCGGCATGAGCGGGAGCGGGCAGACTTGCGCGATTTCTGGCGGCGGAGCGGCGTAATGGCACAGCCGTTTGACGCTCTCGCTTTCCGCGAGATCTTCGGCAGGTCGCTGCGCAACCCAGACCGCGCCTACGACCTGGCGTTCGCCGTCACCCCGTTTCAGGAAGGCGAGCCCGACAGGGACCGGGCTGCCAAGATCGCCTCGATCATCCACAACCTGCGCGAGATCGTCGATCACAGCGAGATCTACTACGTCAGCCGCGAGATCACCGAGATGCTGCTGAAGGTGTCCGACGAAATGCCCGACACCAAGCTGATGCACTTCGATCAGGGCGACTGGCCGACGCGCACGGGGCTGGTGTACTTCGACGGGATGGTCGACGTTCCGACGATTTACACCCGTTCGGGCCAGCAACCCCTGCGCGCGCTGTTGTGGGGCCAGCTTGCCACCGAAGACGCTGAGACGCGCAGCTACCTGATCCCTGGCAGCTACAGCGATGACATCAAGACCCGCGTCATCGGCAAGATCGTCTACAGCATCGTCGACACGCCCAGCATGGAGCAGTTCAAGGACCGGCGCATACGGCAGTCGCGCGAGCACATCATGAGCCTGGGCAAGTGGACGACCCGTCACTGGATCCCCATCGAGTACGGCGTCCGCTACGACGGCAACCTGATCACCATCAAGTCGGGCGAGCAGCGCGAGGAGTGGGTCGACGAGGTGCTCACGCCCGAGGAGCGGGAGCAGGACCGCATCGACAGCCGAGTGGCGCTGGCGCGCATTTTCAAGCTGTTGTACGTCTGGACCAATTTCCTGCAAACCGAGATCCTGGGCCACGCGCACTTCGATAGCTCGCAGCACGATAAGGTCGTAGCCCGGGAAGGACGTCCGCCGGCTAAAATCAGAGTAGTCACGCTGCGCCGCTACGCCGCTAGCGGGGATCTGAACCACAATCAGGTCGACGTCAACTGGCAGTACCGCTGGAAGGTGCGCGAGCACTACCGTAATCAGCGTGTCGGGCCAGGACGCGCTTTTATCCGACGGGTGCTGATACGCGAGCACGTCAAAGGCCCGCCCGACAAGCCGCTGGCCGATCAGGAAACCATTCAAGCTATCGTCCGCTGAGGAGGGAACGATGATCAAGTGCTTTGTAGCTGGCGTCGCGCTGGCTGTCGGACTGCTGTTGTGGTCCGCACTCGAACACTGGAAGGAGGAGCGCAACGCGCGCTTCTCCACGCCCCCAGACTGGGCGCGCGGCTAGTGCCGACCTACACCGTGGACATCATCAGCTACATGATGGGCGTGGTCTCCGGCGTGGTGCTGGTCTTCGCCCTGGCGGCGATGTTCCTGACGCGGCGCGACGGCCGCTCTCGACTGGACGGTGACTGATGCCCCGCGACCCCAACTGCCGACTGTGCCCGCTGGGCGGCACAGGGCGGAGCACATGCGTCTACGGCGAGTGGTGGACCGAGCCCGACGCCGACGACAGGGATCCACCCGTGATGGTCGTCGGCATCAACCCCGGTGCACGAGAAGACAACGAGGCCCGACCGTTCATCGGGCCGTCGGGTCAGCTACTCAAGGAGGCGCTGCGCCAGGCTGGGGTGCGGCGCGCCTACCTGACCAACGCGTACAAGTGCCTGTCGGAGCCCGACATGCAGTACGCCCGAGCCTGCGCCGGCTACCTAGAAGAGGAGATCGCTGATGTCCGACCGCCTTTCATTCTTGCTCTGGGCAATATCCCCGTGCAGCGGTTGCTGGGGAAGGGTACCGTTGGTCAGGTCTCGGGCAAGGAGATATGGTCCGCTAAATACGCTGCGTGGGTACTGCCCGCATTCCACCCAGCCGCGATTCTTCGTGATCGGGGCAGGGAAAACGCATGGCGGGCAGATATCCACCGATTCGGCCGGCTGGTACGCGGCGACCTCCAGCCCCCGCCGAACACTCCGCCAGTCAGTGTCGATCTGGTACAAACTGGGGCCCATCTCAGGGTTCTGGACACGGCGCTTCGGACGGAGCCTGCGTTTACCTACGACTTCGAGACCAACGTCACACCAGGCTGGTGGCACAAGGACTTCACCGCCTACACCATAGCCTTCAGCTTCACGGGCAGCGACGCCACTTGCCTGCCCATCGCTCACCCCGACGTCGACGCCACGTGGACCGACCACGTCGTGCGCTGGATGCGCGAGCGCGCCACGCCGCTGATGCAGGAGCGGGGCATCCGCCGCACGGTACACAACGGCATGTTCGACGACCTCGTCTGGTACAGGGTCACTGGTTCGCTTAGCCGGCCCACCTTCGACACGATGCTGGCGCTCCAGCTACTGGACGAGAACGCGCCCAAGAGCCTGAAGTGGGCGGGCCGCGCGCATCTGGGCTGGCCCGACTGGGACATCGACGCGCGCAAGTACCACAAGCTGGCGGATCTGTACCCGTACAACGGCTACGACGCGGCGGCGACGCACCTGCTGCAGGAACTGCTGGCCGACCGCCTCAAGGACGAGCCGCTGCTGCTGCGCTACTTCCTGCGGCTGGAGATGCCGAAGCTACGTGCGCTGGAGCGTCTCGTCGGTCGGGGTATCTACGTCAACCGCAAGCGAGCGGCCGTGCTGCTGCTGCAAGCCAGGCGCGAGCGAGACGCCGCTGACGCGCGCCTGCCACAGGGGCTCAATCCTAGCTCGCCACGTCAGGTCGCACAGTGGCTCTATCAGGACCTCTCCCTCCCGGTGATCAAGATGGGGAAGCAGCACCCCAGCACCGACGAAGCCACGATCAAGGCGCTGGCACTCAACTACCCAGGTGCTCGCGCCATCCTCGATGCACGCCGCCCGAGGAAGAAGATCTCGACGTACTTCAGGCCGATCAACAGGGCTACGAAGGAAAGCTTCGACGGTCGGTTCCATCCTGATATGCGCACCACGAGTGTCGAGACCGGTAGGCTGGCGGGTTTCTTCCATACGACTCCTCGGGACACCAGCGTACGCCCCATCTTCAGCGCCCCGCCAGGCATGGTGCTGATCCAGGCGGACTACCGCCAGATAGAAGCTCGCATCTGTGCCTGGATGGCAGCCGGGCGACCAGAGGAGTGGGACATGCCGCCAGGCTCCATGCTGGCGATGTTCTACGGCGGGCACGACATCTACATCGACTTCGCCGCCCGCGCGCTGCGCAAGTACAGCAATGAGGTGACCAAGAACGAGCGGCAGATCATGGGCAAGGTGCCCGTGCTGGCACAGTTGTACGGCATCTCGCCCGAAGGGCTGCGCGAGTACGCCTGGAAGGCGTTCGAGATTGCCTGGACGCCCGCGCAGGCCACGGCGCTGTGGGTGCTCTTCCGCGAGCGCTACCCCGAGTTCCCCGCGTGGCACCGGCTAAGCGAAGACAAGCTCGTCCGGCGAGGTTACACGCAGACGCCGATTGGTCGGGTGCGCCGCCTGCCCAGCGCTATGTCGTACCAGAAAGATGCTATCCGGGCTGGCATCAACGCTGAGCCCCAGTCGCTGGCTTCGGACATCACGCAGGACTCGCTCATCGCGCTGGACGCCATGGGCGCGCGCGTCGTCGGTGACATCCACGATGCGCTGCTCATCGAAGTCAGGCAGGACAAGGCTGCGCAAGCGTGCGAGATGATCAGACAGCAGATGCTGGACGCCCCCGAGCGGCTCAAGTCGCTGGGCCTGTGGCTGCCGCCTGGCCTGATTGATGTGGAGATCACAGCGGGGCCATGGGGCCTGGGCAAGGAGATCAAACCGTCCAAAATATTGACACCTTGACACCCCAAAAAGGCCCGTGATATGGTGTCACCACCTGTCGACCGACGCCGAGTGACGATGCAGTAGGAGCGCCAGGTAGAAAGGAATAGTGTGGACGTAAGCCTGTCTACTACGGCGTTCAACGATGCTGCCCGTTGTTTGAAGCGCTATCAGTATCGGTGGGTAGATAAACTTGTCCCGAAGCCTCGGGACGTTCGGCCTGCGCTGCGGCGCGGGGTATGGATCCATCGCTGTCTCCAGCTTCTCGACGAGGGCGAGATCTGGCAGAACGAGCTAGCCCGCATGGGTGCCTGGGCCGTCGACAACGGTGTGCCGCAGGAGGATGTGATCCAGCAGATGCGCGAGGTGTACGAACTCGTGCAGGACTACACCGCCTACTGGCGGGGGCATGAGGAGGCCCCTGGCCCGTGGCGCACCGACGCCACCGAAGTGCGCGTCGAGTGGGAACCCCAGCCTGGTGTGCTGCTGACCAGCACCATCGACTGCCTGAAGCGTGACGCACAGGGCAAGCTGTGGATCTGGGAGCGCAAGACCACGCAGGAGATTCCCGACAGCGACTGGCGCACGGTCGACCCGCAGACCATGCTGCAGTTCATCGAGGCCCGTGCACGGGGCCTGGAGATCGCGGGGATCGTCTTCGACTACATCGTCACCCGGCCTGGCCCGACACTCCGAGTGACGCAGAAGGGCTCGCTGTACAAAGGCGACGAGGAGCGCCAGACCCGCAGCCGCCACTGGGCCAAGACGGAGCAAGAGCTACGCGACAGGCACGCCAGCGAGGACTACATCACCGAGATGCGCTCGCGGATCGTCAGCGACGGCGCGTGGTTCCAGCGCTACCCGACCTTCCGACCTGACGACAACGCGGTGCAGACGCTGCACGACGTGGCCGAAACGCTGCGCCACATCGCCAGGGCCAGGCAGTCGGGCTACTACCCCCGCTCAGTCAACCTGCTGGACTGCCGGCTATTCTGCCCCTACGGCAAGCTGTGCATGCGCGAGTACCAGTTGGGCCACGAGAGCGGAGCTTACCGAGAGGAGTACATGACGCCGAGCACAGATGATGTCTTCGCCATGGGCAGGAGCGACTTCCAGTGACGCTTATGGATCTGTTCGTCCCGTCGGACAGGATCACCGCCCTGACCAAGGTCAGGATGGGTATCTACGGTCCGAACGGGTCGGGCAAGACCACCTTCGCCAGCACCATCCCAGCCACCGAGCGGGTGCTGTACGTCTCGGTCGACGACGAGAACATCCGCCCCGTCGCCCACCTCAAGCATGTCCGGGTGGTGAAGATCCGCAGGTGGAATGATCTGCTGATCGTGTACCAGGCCCTGGCCAACCCCAAGAACACGATCACGACCGTGGTCTGGGACACGTGGTCTCGGGTGCAGGACCTGGCCGTCGGCAAGGTATGCAACTACGAGCCGACGGACCCAGTCAAGCTCACGCAGTATATCAACAACATCCCGAAGAACCCGCACGACTGGCGTGGCTGGGGGCAGGTCGGAGCCCTGTGCTCCGAGTGGCAGCGCAACTTCAACGTGCTGCCGCTGCACATGGTCTACCTGCTGCAGGAGCAGGACCGAGTGCGGGACATCGAGGAGGACGTGAAGACCGGGCCACGCCTGACCCCCGAGGCGCTCAAGGGTATCCGTGACAGCCTGGAGATCCTGGGTCGTTTGTACGTCGACCTGCAGGCACCCGACGCCCCGCAGACCAACGGTACCAGCGGCGAGCCCGTGCCGCCAGCGGTGCCGTCACTCGACTTGCTCGCCCCCGTGGACAAGCACAACACGGGCATCGAGCCCAACATCAAGGAAGTGAGGAGGCTTTTTATCGGCCAGCACGACCGCTACATCGCCAAGGGTCCGACCCACCTGCTGGGGCGGGTGATCACCGACCCGACCTGGGACAAGATCGTCCCGCCGCTCATGGAGCAGGCGAATGGCTGAGGTGTTCGACCGGAAGGGGACCAACGCCCCAGCGGTCGTCGTCAACATGGAAGCAGACTGGACAAGTGGGGCGTCCAAGATGCACGTCAGCATCGCCTTCGGTACCCACACGCTGGACGACGCGCTGCGCCTGATCAAGGCAGCTACAGACGGCGCGCCGCTATTCAACGCCACCCTTGAGGAGGGCACATCGTAATGCCGTGGACAGAGATCGTCATCGATGCGTCAGTCGGACGCATCGGCCAGCGGAGCGCTCGCGTTCCCGAAGGCTACTACCTGCTGGAGCTTGGCTCGCTGGAGCCGACACCCGAGGATCTGGAGGCGGGCAAGAAGCCGGGCTATCGGCTGACGCTCCGCATCGTCGAGAGCCCCGACCACCTGCCCAACGTGGGCATCGGCGGCGAGCTTCCCGACTTCATCAACATGGGCACCGCCAACAGCATGTTCCCGCTGGGCAACCTGCTGGCTGGCTTCGGCTTCACCGAGATGGCCAAGCAGTTGGAGGCGCGCTCCAAGCAGGGCAACCCGCTCAAGCTGCCGACCTACCAGGCGTTCGTGGCGCTGGGTGAAAACCTGGCACAGCGCATGGTCGGCCAGCGCACGGTCGGGCTGATTGGTGACCGCACCGGTACCAACGGCAAGACCTACAGCGAGATCCAGGGGATGTATCCCCCCGACCGCTGGGCGGAGTTCCGT